TAAAATTGATATCCATAAAAAAGCATAACTATTACGAAGTAGATTGGAATAATCAAAAAACTGTCCAAGAAATGACTATAGTGTATGTTATAATTAACTTAATACTATGGAAGGTACAGTTTGAATTTAAATTTGACAGAAGACGACAAAGACGATTTAAAGGAATTAGTAGAAAGCGAAAGCTTCAAAATTCTTTTAAAAAAAGTTATACCGCAATTGGTGAGAGGGCAATTAGATTATTTAGCGACCTCCCCAGATGAAGCGTTATTAAGAGAGCGTGATATATTAAACGGAATGAAGAAGTTGCAAAAGCATTTAAACGAATTAAAGTTCTAGGTAACATGTGGCACCTAGAATAAAGGGAAACAAAGCCGCAGTCATAGAAGCCTTAGATAAGTTTCTAGTTCGTCATCCAGACGTAAAAGGGGGAGAAAATGAGCGAAGAACAAGGGACAGGTGTGCCCAACGAGGGCGAAACCAAAGAGAACAAAGAGCGTTCGATAGAAAGCGTAACAGCGGAATTCTCAAGAAAGACCGCAAAACTATCAGAAGAAAATTCCAAAATGAGCCAGCAGCTAGAGAAGCTTCTGAATTATGTGGAAAGCCAACGGGCAGCATCAACCTCGCAGACTACGTCAAATCAAGAAAGCGAAGATAAGCTAGAAGATTTGGCATATACAAATCCTAAATTATATGCACAAAAAGTTAAAGACATGGCTAAGCGAGAAGCACTTTCCGCAGTAAGTCAAACATTTGCTGAACAACAAAGAACTAATACAGTACTTGGCCAGTTGGCAGCAGATTATCCAGAGCTAAATGATAATAATTCTGAGCTTACTAAAAAAGCTGTAGAAATTTATAAAAGCATGTCTGATTCAGATAGAACTTCTCCTATTTCATATAAAGTAGCAGTTAGAGATGCTGCTGCTGAATTAGGAATATTAACTAAAAATAAAAGAAGTAAATCATCTTCTGATGAACCTAATATTAGTGCAGGAGGAATTCCTTCTGAATTAAATAAAAAAAGTGGAAGTTCTAGTTCTAATAAGTTAGATGAGAAGACTTTACAAATAGCTTCTTTAATGGGATTAGACATTAGCGATAAAAAAGTAGTAGAAAGTTTAACTAAACGTAGTCAAAGAAAAAATTGGGGGAAATATGAGTAATGTTAAAAAAGGTGTTTCATTAGAAGAGAAGGCAGAGGATATTAACGGGTTTTCTATGGTCGATTACGATAATTTTGATTTTCAAGATAAATTAGCCGTAGATCCTTCTTTAATTAAAGAACTAAAGAATAAGAATTTAAAGTATCGTTGGATTAATGCTCATCAACTAACTGCTAATTATGGATTTGACTCTAGAATGTGGAGACCGTATAAAGCAGAAAAATCAATGAAATCAAGTGTTTATGGTCAATCTGACTCAGAGGGTTATATACGTAGGGGAGACCTTATATTAGCTGTACAACCTAATGAAATTTTTAATAAAAGAAAGCAAATTATAGACCAAAGGAATTTAGCTAATAAAGCAGCTATGGGATCTAAAGAGGCAGCTAAATCTCTTAGAGCTTCTTTTAAGGCAAACAATATTAAAGGTAAGATTGAAGAAGACTCTGATTCTGAATAAGGTGTTATAATGAAGAGATGCGGGCGGTAACAACTAGCCGCCCATCTTAACCTTTTTGGAGGATTTTTTAACATGGCTAATAAAGATCAAGTGATTGGCTTTAAACCTTTCGGAAAAGTAGTTTCATCTAATATTTATGAAGCTGGTTCCGTTGTATATCCAGGCGACCTAGTAAAAATGGCTGCTGATGGACAAGTAGATGCTTGCACTGCCGGTGCAGGTGTAGCAATTGGAGTTGCATTAAATTATGCTTCTGCTGCTGGACAAAAAGTTCTAGTTGCAGATTCTCCTGATCAAAGATTTATCATCCAGTCAGATGATTCGTCTATTGATGCTCAAACAGATATGGGATTAAATTATGATATTACAGTTAGTACAGCATCTACGCTTTATAAGCGTTCAGCTATGGAGCTAGATGGTTCAACTGGAGCAACTAATTCTGATTACTTACTTAGACTTTTGAAGATTGAAGAGTCAGTAGATAATGCTTTAGGTGCAGCAGTTGACTGTATCGTAAAGATTAACAACCATCAACTAGGCAATAAAGTAGAGGGATTATAATATGTCAGCACCAGTAATTTTACGTAATAATTTTAGTGATCTTTTTGGAAGTTCGATGCTTCCTGTTTTGGAAGAGATTTTTAAATCAGAACTTGCAAAACATCCACAAATTAGAGAGCAACTATTTCAAGTTAAGAAGACAGATAGAGATATCTACCAGTCAACTGAAATACATGATTTACCAATGTTCTCTGCAATGAGTGAAGGCGAAGAATACTCATTCAATAGACCAAACCCAGGCGCTAATAAAACTATGAGCGTTATTAAGTATGGTCTTGGATTCTCAATTTCAGAAGAAGCTGTAGAAGATGGAAAATTTGATTTTATAGCAGACGCTGTAAGAAAGATGGCAGAATCAGCTAGTGAATCTCAAGAAATTTCAGCTATAGACATTCTTAATAATGGATTCTCTTCTGCAACTACTCCTGACGGGTTGAGCATTTTTAATACTGCTCACACACTTCCTTCAGGATTAACTTTCAGAAATCGTCCTTCAGCAGAGGTTGATCTTTCTCCAGCAGCACTTGATGCAGCTTTGACAGACTTCGATACTCAGTTCATCGGCGACCATAACATGAAGAAGCGAATTAAACCTAAACTTTTAGTTGTTCCTTCAAATAATAAACGATATGCAATGGAGATAATCGGATCAGATTTAAAAGCTGATACACCTAATAACAACATGAACTCTCTTAAATCAGATGGGATTGTTGTTGTTGCTTCTCCTCATTTAACAGACACAGATTCTTGGTTCTTGTTATCAGTACCAAGTGAAAATGGTCTACGTTTAATTAAGCGAAGAGAACTTCAAACTAAATCAGAAGAAGTATTTATAAATGATTCAATTCGTTATAAAGCTTCTTATCGTGAAGTTTTAGGAGCAGTACATGCTTACGGTTTATGGGGTACTACAGGAGCTTAATAACTCAGGAAATAAAGTTAATAAATGGGGTAATATGGCAGCATATTGCCCCTTTTTTTTAAAGGAAGGGATACATGGCTAATTCAAGAGTAGGTAATGTAATTTTTGTAGATACTACAGGATATACATTAGATCAAACAGTTACTATTGGATATGTAAAATATATAGGTAATGCTTCAGGTACAGCAATAATTACTCAAGGCACTTCAGGTTCTGGTTCGCCTGTATGGCAAGAAGCTGGGACTAATAATCTGCCTGCTGATGAGATTTGTGCAAGAGTAGATGGAATACATGTAGCAATTACTAACTCAGCAAAAGTTTATATTTATTTAGAATAATGGGTCACGGGTTAAAAATTTATAATTTAGATGTAGTAACACTGACATCAGGTACTGCATCACAAGCTTCAAGTACAGCATTACCTAGTTATAGTGCTATAATAACAGCAGAAGCTAGTAATACTGGAAATGTTTATATAGGAGACGCCTCAGTGTCAATTACTAAGGGAATACCTATAGAGCCGGGCAACACGCTAACCATAGCTGTGAATGAGCCTAATAGATATAGTGAAGTTGATATTTCAGATATTTATATAATTACTTCTACTACAGGAAATAAAGTTAGAGTTAGTTGTTTAAGGAGAAAGGCTTAATGTCAATTATAGCTTCTAAAGGAAATTCAGCTAATGTTACTTTTACTAATCCTCAAGAGATAGTAATAACACACGCTGATGACAGTATTAAAATAGGAGATGGTAGTACGTTCGCAGAAGTTGAACCTACTACATTAGCATTAAAAGCTGCACCTCCCATATTTATAACTAGAGTGGATGAAGCTTCTTCAACAATTACATATGTAGGAGAGGCGAATCCAGGCACGGCAACTAGTGGCGCATTTTGGAGAATTTTTAAAATGGATACATCTTCTGGGCTTACAAAGTTGTATGCTGATGGAGATTTAAATTTTGATAATATTTGGGATAACAGAGCAAGTCTTAGTTATTCTTAAGGAGATATATGAGTAAGGGCAATACCGCAGAAAACGATGTAATAAATTTAATTTTTAACGCAACGCTAGCTGCGCATCTTGGCGTACTTAGTACAACTGGAAATGCTAACCTATACATAGCACTTCATACTGGTGATCCGGGTGAAGGTGGTTCGCAAACAACTTCAGAATGTGCTTTTGGATCTTATGCTAGACAAGCTGTAGCAAGAACTGGTTCAGGTTGGACTGTCTCGGGAAACCAGGCAAGTAATGCTGCTCAGATATCTTTTCCTGAATGTACTTCAGGATCTGAAACTGTAACTCATGTAAGCATTGGTACGATAGTATCAGGCGCTGGACAAATAATTTATTCTGGAGCTTTAACAGCTTCTCGTGCAGTTTCTTCTGGTATTACATTACAGTTTGCAATTGGCGCATTAGTAGTTACAGAGGATTAGACAATGTCTTCAGCAAGAGAAATGGTTAAAATACTTAAAGGTACTTTGGACCAAAAGAAGCAATTATTTGACGAGCTTTTAATTAAAGCAGTTGATGTTGGTTTAGAAGATTTTGAAATCCCTATATTAGAAGCTTTAAAAAAAGAATTAATTGTTGAAAGCAAAGTTGTTCAAATGGAAGCTAATTTAGAAGGGAGTGCTAACTTTGGCAGGATTTAGAGGGTTATGGGAAATTAATAGAGCTTATGCAGAAGGTAGTACACACTACTCTTTTTGGCGTAAAACTCCCTCTCAAACTACTGTAGCAGGTACTTGGTTCGATCTTTCTATGTCACCAGGAAACCCTGCGCCTCAATACTATGCAGCTTCACCTTTAGTATCTCAGCAAATGAAGAGGTCTACTGATGGAGGTTTTAATCATGGTTCAACTGATACAACTAAAAATAAATATTTAAATAGATTTTTAATGATGTCAGCTTCAGCTACAGGTATGCCATGCCCATATATTTTATGTGATTATTTATTATATTATCCATTTGTTGATACAGGTACAAATGATGAGCAATTATTAACTAATTCTGTTTCTTTACCTAGATTTACTGATGGAAAAGGTGTGCAAGTAATTGCAGTAAGTGTTGCAGCTAGTGGCGGCCTTCAACCTACATTTGTAATTAATTATACTAATTCTGATGGGGTAGCAGGTCGTGTAAGTAAAACACACACACTTCATACAGCTACATTTAACGGTGCACTTATGTCGCTAAACGCGACTGCTACCGTCTCTCATTTTCCATTTATAGGATTACAATATGGGGATAGCGGAGTTCGCTCAATAGAATCAGTTACTTTTTTAACTGGAACTGATGTTGGATTATTAAGTTTTGTTTTAGTTAAGCCTTTAATGACAGCAGGGCATTTAGAACAAACTGCACCTAGTGAAACTATTTGTCAGTTTCATAATGGTGATATGCCAAGAATTTATGATGATGCTTTTTTAAGTTTATTAATGTTACCTAATGGATCACTTTCTGGTGTAGCTTTACATGGAGAGATTGAGACTATTTCTAACTAAGGAGTTTTTCAAATGGCAGGATTTTCAAGCTACGACGATTTTATAAATGAAGCTACAGTTAACGGAAAAAAATATAGACAAGACTGGAATAAAAATATGCTTCCAACGACTGCTGCCGTTGCAGGTGAATGGTCTTTCTTAGCAAGGGGTGGAGGAAATCCAGGAGCAGATGCTCTATTTAATACTGGTACCAACTTAACTTTTCAACCTGTTTCAGATACGACTTCAAATGCATCTAGTATTTTGCATGGTGGAAACGTATCACCAGATTATAAATACATTACTAATGCCTCTGCATTTAGTGCAGCAGCTACAACTATGCCATCTATTTTAATGTTAGTTGATTTAGTTGGATTTTATAGAGTAACTTCTTTAACAACTACAACTTCACAAGCAATGACAAATACACTGTCAGCCTTCTCTACTTTTACAGCAGACGCAGGTACAGATATATGTACTCACTCAAATATTAATTTATTTCCTTACACAAGAGTTCAATTAACTACTACAACAACACTTCCTGCTGGATTAGCTACAGCTACCGATTATTATGTGATTAAAGTAAGTGATACAACAATTAAATTTGCTACAAGTTATGCAAACGCTGTAGCTGGAACTGCAATAGATATTACAGATGCTGGAACTGGAACACATACAATTAACACGCTTTTACCTAGATATACTTCAGGCGCAGGTGTTCAATCTATTATTTGGGTTAATAATGCTACTCCATTAGGAGCAGCTACACCTACACTTCAATTAGATAACTATACTAATGCTGCACAAAGTTCAGGACGGGCAACACCTACTACATTACCTACAGGGAAGACAGCGGCAGCTAATGGTTTGATTCCTTACTCAGGTACAGGTGCTGGAAAGTACGGACCTTTTATGCCACTACAATCTGGTGATACAGGAATTGCACAAGTAAACAATTTTGACTTATCTGTGTCTTACGTTTCTGGCGAAGTTTCAATAGGATTAGTAAGACCATTAATTACAATGCCTATGACTACTATTGGAGTAGCTTCAGAGCGAGAGTTTATGTCTCAAGTAGCAGGAGCTATGCCTAGAGTTTATGACGGCGCAGCTTTGTATTGGTTAATATATCATGGAGCAGCTACACCTACTAACTCGGCTTTTTATGGTCATTTAGACTTTTGTTGGGGTTAATAATTGGCTTTAATAGGAAACCGCTCAGTATTAAATAAATCTCATGCGTTCTTTACAAATGGAACAGCTACTGCTGGCGCGTTTGCCGCTAACAATAAAGCTAATTGGGTAAATCCAAGTTACTTCTCTCAACGCAGATTTTCAGTAGCACCTAAAACTTCTTTTACAGAAGGGCATAATTTAACTGATGCATATTTAGGACCTTGGAAATCTGGGGGATTAGCTTCTCAAGTAATAGAGGGAGTTGGAAGCTTTACTGCTACAGCTTTAAGAGTTAAGCTTTCAGAAGCTACGCTAACAGGCTCTAGTGATGTAGCAGCAGCACTTGGTTCAATTGTTCAAGGTTTAGCTAGCTTATCAGGTTCGGGTTCTATAAGTACAGCAACTATCCAAGCCGTTTCATCTATAGCATCTTCATTAGCAGGTACGAGCTCTATAAGCACAGCAAACCTCTCTGCTTTAGTTCCACTAGCCTCTACTTTAGAAGGATCAGGTTCAATTACTTCAAACTTAAAAGGTTTTGGTGCAATGTCTGCAACTATTGAAATTGGGGCAGCCGTTGGCTTATCTGCAAGCGATGTATGGAACTACGATATATCTGGAATTAATACAGCAGGTACAGCAGGCGACGCACTTAACAATGCAAGTTCAGCAGGTAACCCATGGTCAGCAGAGCTAGTTGATAATAATGATCCAGGTACTTTTGGTTGGTTTGTTCAGAAGCTTTTAACTGTCGCTAAGTTTTTAGGCCTTAAATAATGGCTAAATTAGTATATAAAACCCATTCAGAAGTTAAGAAGCAAACATCTGCATTTTTACATAGCAAAAAAGCTAGTAATAAATGGTTAATTAAAGAGCTTCAAAAGGTACGTAAGCTTAAGACTAAACAACTAAAATGGTCTATAGCTATAAATGCTATATTATTAGCATATGTTATAATAGAAGGTATATATGGCTAATGTAGTAC